CAGTATCCGGGACTATTAATATATGAGGTTTTTGTACTTTTTCTGATTCTGGATAACCCACATTTCGCCAGTAATTGATGTCTGCTATCCTGTATTTGGTTCCGTTTATCTCCCAGTAGTCGCCGACGTACAGATTCCGAAAACTGCCCTTCCTGATTGCAATCATCTGTTCTTCTGTAATAGATTCGCCCAGGCACTTACCTCGAAAGACGTTCCGGTGCATTTCCGGTGAAAATCCAGCCATATATACGCTGACCGTCTGCTCTACCATCTCAGCGGTAGCCGCAAACTTTCCAGCATCTGCATCGTCCCGCACTGACTGGGCGATCTGTTGTGTCTCGTCCACCTTTTCAAGAATCTGCTGCCATACTGTCGGCTCAGGATCTGATGGCGTGCCACCACTTAAGGTTGCTGGTGCAGAAAAGCTCTTGATATCAGTCGTGATGATCGTCTCGCCCCGTGTACCAGACACGGATACCCCGACCCGACCAGGTGCGGCAAGAGCCTCTGCTGGCACGATACAGGTATCATCTTTCAGAAGTTTCGGATGATTTTCCCAGTCTGCTCCCCGGAAGAAAGCCGTCTTCGTCATTCCTTCACATTCCTCTGAGAAGCTGAACTCTGCTTTCAGATACTCCCTTGTTCCCTCTGCTGTCTCAGGCGGCTCAAGATAGAGCCGCTGATTTACTACTTTGATTTTCATGCTTTTGTATACCCCATTGCCTTTCTCTCATCTACAAATATTTTTAAAATAATTTATATCTTGGCATTTCTTCTCCCCACAACAGATGTCGAATCCAATCGTCAAGAACAACTGCAATGGCAGACAAAAGAAACCATAAAATTGAAAACGGAAGACAGATTTGCCCCAACAGATTGAATGGCATATTGCTGTAATCCCACACATTCCAGCCAAGCAATAGATTTACGATGCAACCGCACACAAACTCCAATAATGTAATCACTGCCGACCCTATAATCATCTGTTTCGCAAGTGCCATGCTTCGATATTTTTCATTGATGCACCCAATCAAAAAGAACGCTACGCCACCGACAATAAACATTGTCCAGTGGGTTCGTCCTCGTGCAACAACCTCAAGCAGCATATAAATAAGGCCGCCAATCCCAAATAAAATCAGCGGTCTTATTCTTCTCATGATTTTTGAGCCAGCATTGCTTTCAGCGGCTCAGACTGATAATTGACCGGGATATCCATTCCATAGGCAACTCGTTCAACCTCTTCTTTGTTTTTCAGTGATCGAATATAAATTCTCAGGTCACGAAAATAAGTAACATGCCATGTAACATATCCAATTGCTTTCGATGTAATCCTAGCCATGTCCTCATTGCTATAGAACTTGCAATGTTTGTCCTCATCAGACGTGTGCCACGGAATATTTTCTTCTCTTGCCATAACCTGTGCTTGCAGTCCAACGAGGCTTGTCTGGTCGTGTTCTGTCAACGTAAAATGTTCGGTACTTCCATCGGATAGAACAACATCAACCCCTTGTGCAATTAATGCCTGCTGCGTATCATTCATTTCAATTACTTTCGATTCTATCACTTCTTCAAGCGTTTCCGGCATAATTGGAACTGGTTCAGGCTCCTCATACACGCTCCCATCATTGGAAAGAATGTACCCATCATCAAACACCCGATACAATGTTGTGAAATCTTCGTATTTTCCGTAAACGTTTCCAGCATCATTAAGAAGATAAAAGCCGGAAAGATTCTGTTCACACCCTGTAATCTGTATCAGATTACTTGCAATCACAGACGCGAAGCCATTAACAAGATTCATTTTGTCCAAAAATAAGATATTCATGTGTGCCTCCTCACTATGATCTCGCAATCCATACACCGTGGAATTTATAGAAATCTCTCACTGCCGGCGTGGAGAAATAAATAACACCCGTAGTATCAACATATGACATTGCAGCGACTCCGTTCCCCCAACTCTGCGAACATCCTACGCACTGGATGTGCGTTGCTACAGTGGGTCTAAGCTCTGCTGGAATAGCCTCCGAATTGATGCCATACAAGTTGTTAGCAATTAATGTAGTTCCGCTTTTAGCATTGAGAGATACATTGAAATGTACCTCCCTGCCGATTTTGTAAGCCGAAAACGCAGATACGTTATAAAATGGCTGGATATGAAACATTGACTGTGCGTAGCTGACAGGGGTAATCATGTCATACAATTCCTTTACAGCTTTTGCATCAACAAAATATCCCTCTTCCGTGACAAGGCTCACTTCACTCAAGGATACAATCTTATTCGCATGGATATCATTCAATGCCTTTCTTTCTTCTATTATCTCTTTTGCTCCATAGACTGTTCCTTTTTGAGCATACGCAGTCAAATCTTCCAAAGAAATTGTCCCGTCAGTATTGATAGTCTGACGATATTTTCTTTGCGTATTTACGCTTGATAATATCTCATCTTTAAAGTCTAAAGATAATGGTGTATATTGCATCTCCTAACCCTCCTAACATTTTATCGCTGACTGAACTCGCCCCAGCACAATAGATAACCTCTGCTGCGTCAGCTTTTGTGTGGTATAGCCATTGTAAAAAGCAAGGCAGGAGCTTTCCAGTCTGTTCAAGTCTTCGTAGGACGGTGTTCTGCCGTTGTCTATCCACATTTTTTTATCCGTATCAGCAAAAGCAAACGTATCATTCATTAGCGATTCTAAATTATCCTCTAGGGAATTAAATTCGTCCGCATACGGAAAGTCTGCATAACTTGCTTTATCGCTCCCCATTTCTTTCATTGAAACATCAGCATATAGCGTTAGTGCAACTCCCTGTAGGTACGCTATATTGTTTTTGATTCGGTTGTAATCTTCGTAATTGAAGTAATCGCTTTCAGACCAATCTGTTTTTGGCTCTTTCCACATTTCCTTTTCTCCTTGTTCTGAGTCCACCACTCAAAGCTCCGGCATCATATGAAATCTGAGACTCTTCAACCACAGCTTGCAGAGAGGAGTCATATTTATTTTCCTGCCGGATCGTGTCTCCACAATCTATCGCTGGCTCTCCACGATAATCAAGTTCATATTCTATGCCGGACGAATAATAATCTCCAACCCATTCAGCAAGCTCTTTACTATGTTCCAGGTCGGAAATTAACGGGTTATTCCATTCCTTATCATTACCACGGTTATTTACCGATTGAACGGTATAGGCTGTCGAAATATTATATTTATACCCCCTAACCGATATGCTCACTTCTGCCCCAACAGAAACACCTGACAGGGCAATTTCCACATAATAAGCACCTGATGACACGATAGATGCCGACTGTCCGCTTTTCCCGTTTTGGATGCTTACAACGTAGCCGTAACTCGGTTCGGAAACATAATAAACAGAGTTGTTTCCGTCATAGGTAAACGTTTCAGAAACAAGCTCATCCAACGTATTTCCTTTTGAGTAAAGATATCTTGTGACTTTTATATTTTTCACCTTGTCGAGCTGCGTACCTATAGGAGTAGAATACAAATCATCATATTCAACCTTATACGCCGTTTCAGATCCGATGGAAATATAATTTACATGGACTCTGCTATTCGATGGCATTTCCGTAAATTCGACTTCCATTTTGTCATACTCTTTGAAATCGTATCGAATCTCAAATTCCTGAACGATGCCGGAACTAATCACCAGTGTGTCATTCAATACATTGTCAGCGTACGTCCGTATAATAAACTTTTTCGGAAGAATATTTCCAAACTCAATAAAAAGTCCATAGGATTTATATTTTGCCTCAAGCGTCCGTGTAATAACTGGATTTTGCGTAAAGGTTCCGTCATCCTTACTGATTGCCGCACTCACGTATCCAGAGTTTAAAACACCAACTCTTTTTAGAAACAAGGATTTTCCATCCGCTTTCCATCCATTTTTTTCATATGTTGCAAAAACATCTTTTTCATTCTGAACATCGACACTGCTCACATCGGAATAGTAAGTTGTTCCATTGGAACTTGTTTCACATTCAGGGATGAATAATGAATGGATTCTGATTCGTCCATATCTGTCATAATCCAGTACGCAACGTCCGGCATTTGCAATGATCTGTAATGCCTCCTTGTGCGTTACGTTTGGAAGTGGATTGTGTACTTTTACTTTCTTCAAATACGTGTCTATGTCGTATTCGTCAGGCGTTATCCCAGCATCAGCAAACACTTGTTCAGCTAAATCATACAATGAAATTCCGTCCGTATAATATTCACCTTTGTGATACTCATCACTCATGAACTGCAATACATCTACAGCCTTAATGGTTGCTTGTTCGTCATCAGCACTCCATTCATGGACATATAAAGAATGCATCTGCATCCACTCAACACTCCCTGAGTCCAATTTATACCCCATCAAGACATTGATTTTCTGACCACTTTCTAAGAAGTTGATTTCAGATGCCGGATTGTCCACGTTGAAGATCTGATTATCATTATTAAGGGTTATTGAAAATTCTGATTGAGGAAGATCATCATTAATAGCAGACAAACTTGTTGTACTACTCGCCTCTTTAATCCATTCGTTGTCATATTCAAGTCCGAGTCCGAACTGAATATAATCAATTCTCACTCGGTTATTTGGGAAACGCATCTCTATGATCGACAATTCGATGGATTCCGTATTCTCAAATACGCTGTCCGTCTCAAATGTCGCATTTGCGTTATTATACTGGTTCACTTCACCACTATCGGTCATGATTGTAAATTTAGTTGGATAATTTTCTCCAAACCGAATTGTCAGACCTTTAATGTCTGACTTCCCACATCCGAACACAAATTTCACACTAAATGTTCCAGCAAAGAGATTCTTCGATGTAATTCCATCTTTTGAATAATCATTTTCACTTCTCGGAAGAAAGTACATTCCACCATCAGCTCGAAACATATTTTTTTCATAGGTCGCATATCTTTTCACGGTATGCTGACTGTATAGGGATGTTGGATCAGAAAAACCGTTATACTTCTCCTGATCCTGCAGCTCCGCAGACTGTTGAGCATCCTGATTAATCAATCCTAACTGGACTTTCATAAAAGATTGATTTCTAACAGGACGCTTCATTAAGTCTTTATATTCTTGTGAAGTCTGATACATTCATTACCACCCCGCATCAATAATGTTGACCTTGCAATTTATGTAAGACAGAACTCTCCCCTCAGAATCGATCTTGAAAACGTCTGCCGTCCTGTCCCCCGGATACATAGTCAGTGTTCGCCAGTTATTGTTTACCATGTCCCAAAACTGAACAGTGAAAAAATAATTTTTATCAAATTCTTTTAGCATATCGGACCATGTTTTCGCATCCAAGTACGGCCATTCAAGGTTGTTGATCTTGTAGTTATCTCTTCCAATTTTCTGACCAACAACCTTATTATTAGCATTTCGAGCAGCATTTACCGCTGTGGTAACTACCATATTGGGATACCGTTTCGGTGTTGGAAACGGCTTTCCATTTATCCGTATGAAATTAGATATATGCCTTGCTGCCATCTCCTACACCTCCTAAGTTGGCGAAAAAGAAAAGCCCGCATTATTGCGTGCTTTTGAAATCTGCTTATCAACTCTCTTACTATCCATATTTACACTCACGTTTTTCCTGAGTATTGCTTTCTGATATTCAATAACCTCTCTCAATAAAGCATTCGTCTCATCATTTGCACGCTCCACACCGGAACTTACAGACTCAACGATTTGGCTATTATTTGCTACCACATGGCGATTTCCAATGTTTCCGATATACTCAGAGCCGAATCCATTTTCATTTGCCACATAAATCTCACCATTGAGCGGCATTCCACCAGTCTTATATCCTTTGTATCCTCTTGCAGTCCAACCGCTATACAGACTTCCATACCTTGATACTGTATAACGGATAGATGCAAGCATATTGGATAACGGGTCATAGATATTGGAGCTGTATCCCTCTAACGCATTCGCTTTAAAGGTTGAATCAATCACCTGCATCAGACCCTTTGACGGAGTTCCTTTCTTTGCATTGGAATCCCAGTTATTAATTGCATAAGGATTTCCACCTGACTCATGTTGCATCTGTTTCAGCAATGCATTCAGATTGTCCTCTGAAAACTGCTTTGTCATCTGCAATGCCTTTTTTGCAAGTTCTCTCCACTGCTCAACTCCACCGGATGGCGAATAATCCATGCTTGTTCCACTGAACAGATCCTTGACTTTGGAAACCACTGAATCAAACAACTTATTAATGGATGTCTTTGCAATAGTAAGTCCGGGTTCTAACGCCCCAGTGAAGTCAGTAAACTTGTCGATAGCCAACTGAACCAACTTTTTAGGATGCGTTGCATAATCAAATACATTTCCGGTAAAGCTTTTGAATGACTCCCACGCACTACCTATAAGATCTCCAATACCACTCTTGAAGTGTGGCATACTCTGCATCTGCATAAGAGCTGCTGTCTTTCCAGCTGGAAGAACTTTTGTTCCCTTTGGCATAGGCAGTACCACATTGCGTCCTGTAGGAATAATTGTTTTTCCGTTCGGAAACTGAACTAGCTCACGGTATGTACTGCCGGATTGGTCATTTACGACTCCCAATGTATCATGAGCAACCCCGTTGGTTCCTGTTGCAAATGCTGGAATCAGGTCGCTGTCACCTCCAAGTTTTTTGTAAATCCAGTTTACAGCTTTCCGAACCGCATCCAACGCTCCCTTAATCGGCTTACTAATCCACCCCGCAACTTTTTCAAAGTATCCACCGATATTATCAAAAATTCTGGTGATGCCGCTATAAGCTTTTTGGAATGTTTCACTAAACCACTTTGTTATAGGTTTTACACTGTTGCGAATATCAGATATCCGATCGGAAAACCATGTTCCAATAAATTTAAATGGAGCTTCTGCAAGTGTTTTTGCATCAGAGAATTTCTTAGAAAACCAATTAGTTACTGGCTCAAAAACATATTGAATTCCCTGCCAAATTCCGGAAAAGAATCCATCTCCATCAGACCACGCCTGCTGAGCCACTCCCCATCCACTCTGAAATCTAGCTCCAACTTCTATCGCCGTATCTGTTGCTTCTTCCCTAATGTTCTTAAACGTTGTTGCAATACCTATGGCTGATGTAGGTGGAAATGAAATTTCTGGAAGCTCAACCTCTTCTCCAAACATCTTTTTGATTATTTCCTGTCCGAAACCTCTTGCAAAATCATTTGGCAAGTCAAGCAACGCATCGGATAATGCCAGAAAAAATTGAGCAAGATCCCATGTGAGTCCCGCCCAATCAATTCCGCAAATAAAATCCACAAGCTTTTGCCCTATAGTTTCAAAGGTCTCATCATCATCTAATGTGTTGATAAAGCTTGTCATTGACTCAAGTATGCCTTTTACAAAATTACTGAAAGTCGCTGCCGTAAGTCCAGCATCCCAATTTTCAAAAAAACCAGTTATGCTACTTGCCAAAGATGCACCCAAATTAGACCAGTCAAAATTTATATTGAATGCATTGGCGGCATGAAAAGCTGTATTTATAGAATTAGCAACGGTTCCTCCCAAATCATAAAAAAGCCTCGGTGAAATCAATCCGTTAAGGAATGTCGCCAAGTCTTTTCCAAAATTATCGGCCTTATGATAAACAGATTCCCACGGGATACCCTCCAAGGCGGAACTTAGTTTATCCCCAATGATCGCTCCGATTTCAGTGAAGTCAGACTTTGCTATAGCATCCTTAAACATATCAGCCAATTTATTCATCGAACTGGAAACTTCAATCGTTTCAAACATTTCAGACGGAGATGGTCCGCTCGAACTGCCGCCTGAACCGCTACTTCCGGACGAACCACTATTATCATTCGGCTGGACAACGTTCAGCTCATCAATTCCCAATGTATAGTTCTGTAAATCCTTAAGAGCTTTTTCAGCACTGTTAGCTGATTTCTTGGTTGTATCCAATCCAGATGCATAGTCTTTCCAGGCCTTCTTAGCTTGTACGACATATCCTTTTCCAGTAAGAGCTGCCATAAACTGGCCAACTGCATTCAAAGCACTTGCAATCATATCAATGAATGTAGATATATATGGACCTACCACATTAATAATCGGGGCAAAAGCGACAGCCCATGCATTCTTCATGTAAAGAAGTGAGCTAACCATGCCAGAAATACTCTTGTTATACTCGGAACTATACTGAGTTAAGTTATCTGACCCTTCTTTGATTGCCTGTTTTATCTTGCTTATTAATCCAAAAATGGTTGAAAACATGATGGATGAACCAATCATTCTTCCAATCGACATTCCTCGCCGTGATTGCTTGGTATTCGTTGACCCCATTAATTCTTTTAGTGTTTTTATCGGATGTATAGCCTTACTCGCAACCGTCTTTGCATTTGCAATCGTCTTCGCCATCTTGTCGAAAGATTTTTTCACGGAATTAATCCATTTTCCGGCACCCTTAATATTACCGACAGCTCTTTTGAACCCGTTTGCAATCTTCGTGGCTCGGCTCATCGCAGCGGCAGCACGTTTAGCCTCTTCGGCTCCCATTTCAGCCTTTACACGCGTCCGCATCTGCCTATCATACTGCTTCTTTGCGGCTGTAACCCTTTCCAGTTCAAGAGCGACTCTATCGTACTCTGAATCTCCCTGTCCATATCCTTGAGTTCCAAGGTCTGAAAGATTTTGCTTCAACTGTTTTATTTTGTACTCAAGTGTATTAATTCCCTCTTGTGCAGTCTTCGTGTCAATAGATAACTCAGATTTCGCAGCATCACGCATTTCTTTATCATACTGCTTCTTTGCGGCTGCAACTTCTGCTAACTCTCTTGCAACAGCATCATATTCCGGGTCGTATTCTGTAAATCCCTTAGACGCTAATTCGCCAAGGGTTTCCTTTAATCGCTTTATTTGCTCATTGAATGTATTTGCTGTGCGAGAGTTCATGAAAGAATCAAGCTCATTCAACGACCTGCCAGCTTTCCATGCATTAACACCAAGCCCATCAACTACATCACTGAAATTTCTATACTGTGCAACTTCTTCGCCAAAGGTTGCTCTCATCGCCTCCGGGTCATATCCCATAGATTCTGCGGAAACCTGATGTGCTTTTTGCTCGGTCGGTGCAGTAGCTGGTGTTGATTCTTCACGTGTAATAGTAAAATCTTTTTCGCTTTCAGCATTTAACTTTCCAAGAGCCTCAGTTGCTGCATAGATGGCATTTTCATACTGGTTCATTTGCATAATTTTTTTGTACCAGTCTTTTCCACCTAATGTGTCTGTACCCTCCAGGGTAACCATATCGCTTACTGCTTGCTTGACACGGGTATACGCACGTTCATATTTTGAAATTTCACCCTGAAGCTCAATCGCTTCCATAGATGAAAAATCCGTTGTCACCATAGAATCCTTGAATTTCTTATTAAGATCATCAAGCGGTGCTGCCGGATACTTCAAGTCGCTTCTAGTAGCTTTCTGCTCGGCAGTTCTTCCGGTGCTGCGTTTGAGACTATTCGCAATCTCATTCGCCCTCTCAAGTCCAGACAAATCCATCTGAGCACCGAATAACTCAGCAAGAGATTTTCCAGTATCTTCAACCCCCTTAACAGATTTTGAAAGCTGGCTGGACTCTTCTTTTGCAGCTTTAATGCCGGTTGCGAGATTATTTACGCCCTCAATTACACTGTCATAAGCAGAATCTTCAAATCCCTTTGGTTTTTCATAGCCTTTGGAAGTGTCATAAAAATGCTTCATGGCATTGTCAAGCTGAGCAAACTGATCCTCAACACTTCCACTTTCTTTCAAGATACTCGGAAATTGGCTTTGCAGTGCTGAGTAATACTCATCCATAGGCGTTCCGCTACCTGTTGACATTTTCTTTTTTAATATCGGAGAACGTTCCTTATAGCTATCTCCAATGGATTTCACAGTTTCAGGGTTCAACTTAATCTTTCCTGACTTATTAATCCACTCATAGAGTCTTCTATATTCGTCAGCCGTCTCTTTTGCAATAGAACCGTTCTTCGCAGTAAGATTTCCCAACTTCTCAATATCTTCCGTAAAGCCTTTGTAAGGATTGCCGGAATTTGCCGCAAGTCCCTTGGCAATTTTTTTCGTAAGGGATTTTACCTGATTCTGAACGTCTGCACCCGCAAGATTTAGATTGAAATTCCTTATGAGATCATTTGCTAAATCCCTGCCAAGTTTTTTGGCGGACGCTTTCATGGCATCACCGGAAAGCAGTTTATCAAAATCAACGTTTTTGAATGAAAATCCACCCTGAGCCATAATCATGACCTTTTCAAGTGAATTTGCTACTTTTTCAAGTTTTTTATCTAAGGCACCTAATGCCCGATTGGCACGACTTGCCTCTGCCTCAACGACTATTTCAAGTCTGTCAATTTCGTTTTCCACTGTTCTCACCTCGAGTCCGTATTGTTTGCCCTATTCGCCCATGCTGCGAAATTAGCTGCTGCTATTTGCGTATTTTGGTCAATGATCTCTTCCAGTTCGTCCTCTGTCAGCTCCTCCGAATGTTCATTTCCAACAATCATATGCTTTTCAGGGTATGATGCTTTTTTAGACAAGACACATCCAATCGCTTTCAGTACATAGAATCCATTCATCCATGCAGATATATCCTGCATTACAGCTACTTCACGCTCACGATCTTCCTGCTGCTTCTTGTAGACGCTCAATGCTCTCGGAGTCATATTCCAAAATTCCGAGTAGCCAATTCCACATCTAGCAGCTATTGGCAGCCAATACTCATAAATGAACTGCGTATAGCTTTCCGCCTTAATTAATCTTCCTGCTTCTGATCCTTGCCGTCTTCTTTGTTCTTCTGAGTTTTCGGAGTTTCCGTCTGAGTCACTCCGAGCATTTTTTGGAAAAAATCGGATTCTGACACTGCCTCCGCAAAAGCATTTGCGATATCAACAATGTTTCCACCGCCAAGTACGTGCTGAGTAATCAGTCTCTCAGCTTCCTCACGATCGCAGTCTGCCGCCACACAAGTAAATCCCATTGCGATAAGTAAGAGCTGTTTCTTACGGAACGCATCAATGATTGAGAATCCCTGTTCCTCCATCTTTGCGTATTCTCCAAACTGCATTTCTTTTACTCTGTATTCTTTTCTGTTGATCGTTACCTTTACCATTTTTAACTCTCCTATTGACACTCCCCACAGATAAAGCATGGGAATTCTTGCTTCAACCACTACTGCATTGGCTGATACCATTCGGTATCTCAATGTCTTACACAGTGTCCACAAGCTAGATTATACTGTTCCCGTATGCCCTACGGTGCAGTTCATATGTTCTATTGTTTTATGTTTACTATGCTGACTGCATTTGCAGTCCTTTATTCAGTCTTATATCCCCATAGCTAAAGCAGGGGGCTTTACGACACACTGGATAAAAAATAAGAGCCGCCACCAGGCGGCTCTAGCAAATTCCAATGTTAAACAGTATCAGCATATTAAGATGCGAATGCTGTGGCTGCCGCTTCTGATTCGATCGCAGAGTCTCTTACAATCGTAATGGTCATTTCACGTGCAGCGTTTACATCACCGCTGTTGACCTTTACGCTCAGAACTCCTGTCCAAGAGAACTGACCATCTTTACCATCAGCACCGAAATCCAGCTCAAACACCTGCTTCTTACCAGCTTTTGCGAGAACTGCCTTATGTGTTTCTTTCGTGTAGTTCGCTGTGAACTGCATATCGTCTGCACTGCGAACTCCTGGAATAGACGCTTCATCCTCATCGTCCAAATCGGTTACTGTAATTTTCTCAGGATCTCCACCGAGATCAGGGTAGTTCTTAATAGGACACAGCTTTGCAACCGTTGCACCAGTGTCACCACATTTCAGGACTGTATTAATCGTACTCAATGCTTTTACTTCTGCGTTTGCCATTTCTTCTTCCTTTCTACCGCTAACTATTGCGGTCAGCGAATGTCTCCTAGCGACATCCGGTAAAATACACATTAAAATAGGGAGTTTTACGCTCCCTTAGTTTCAAATTTCTTTATTTCATCCACCGATGCAACAAGTCTGTTAAATCTCGCCACAGTACGATAAATGTTTGTGTCTGATGCATTTTCAACGGGTTTTGGACCGTATGACCGAGCATACCCCATTTTTCTCATAGCATCGCAACATTGATTTATGATATTTTTTGATTCGGTAATGTTCTTATTGGAATAGCACTGAATTTCCATCACCGATTTTACAGCATTCTCTGAATTATCAAGATCCATGCAAGCATCCGTGTTGTCAATTTGCACGACTGATACTGCCGGAAATGATGGTGGTGACTTGCTGGAATAATTGGATACATTTTTACAAGTTTCTGCCACATATGTTTTTATATTGGTCAGAACCCTATTAGATGCGTCAATCACTTCCAAACACCTCCTTTGCAATACGGCTTATCACGCCCATATTTCTTAACTGTTGTCCAGTCTCATACATGAATGGACGGGAAATCATACCGTTTGTCCAGTGCCATTCTCCGTCTTTAAAGTAGTACCAGCCAGCTTCGCCATGGCTATTCACATCATACTTCCATCCCGCCATGGACTTGTTGGGATGAGGCGACTTCTCCCCTACTACTCCCGTTCCAAACTCAACATACGCAGCCCACGGGCAATCGGTATAAATAACATATGTCGCACCATTGTAGATGATATCTCCCTGTTCAAGCTGCAAGCTGTTTAAAAGCTCTCCTGTATAAACAGCATCCTTGCCGGATATTTTTATGCGGGCGATCGCTATACCTTCCTCTGCAAGCCTGTAAGCGAACTCTTCACAATTCTCCTGTATCCGGTTGTTATATAGCCGAACCTTTCGACCAAGCCCTCTGAAATCTTTCGCTGACAGTCCCACTGTGTACTTAGGCATTCTTTTTCCTCGCTTTCAGTGCGACAACGACGCCGTTCAAGCCGTCTGCGATACCAGCAACAGTGTAGTCAGCCGATTCACCGTCAGTGGTTCCATCTGCATTCACATCCGGTCTGCTTTTCCAAATAAGAGACTCCTCTGTAATCGGAAGATTTTCTACTGTGGACAACGTTCTTGTATAGTCAAGGTTCGTTCCAAACACATCTGCATACGCAGTTCCACGGCTTGCTGACAATGAAGCATAAAAAGATACAGGAGAACTGTAACCACTGTCGCAATCTCCTGTATCGTCACCATTTTCATCCAAAATATGTACGTCTTTGACGTAATTTGCATACCATAATTTCTGTGTATTTCTTTTCAAGTTTCTCAATACGCTACCCTCCACCTAAAATGCGTATATGTCCCTGCGACCTTTCCGGCAGTCACCGTATTGGTCACGCACAATCTTCTGCAACTTAACCCTGTTGCCGGGAGATAATCGGATCACCTATACCTTTCTCAAACCACTGTGCATATAGCAACAACTCCTTCAAGGTACGTGCTTCGCTGAACCCATGTCCTAGTTCCAGTGTTATCATTATGAGAACTTTCCCCCTCAGCACCAATCTGATTATAGTCGTACAGTGCAAGATTGCGAATATTGGAGTAATACCGCTCCATATCCTTTTCTATCATCTCATCGCTATATTCATCGGGATAACTTCTTATCCTCTTTACCTCTCGATAGGCATTTTTGATCTTGGAATTAAGAGCCAACAAATCAGCACTTTCCGATATGCACAATTCCTCGATCAATTCTTCACTTATTTCATATACTAAGCTGTCCATGCAATCACCTATTTCTTTGGTGGTCGTCCTGCCCTCTGTTTCTCATCTGCCGTTCCACTTCTTTTTGTCTCGGAATCAGTGGCTTTCTGAACCACCCGTTTCCATCCACTTAACGCAAATGCGGAGGCCTGAATTTCAGACCCCACGCTCATCTTAACTCCATTTTTTTCAAATGTGATAATCATTATCTCTTACTCCTTAGTCTGCTGGGTTCTGGCAAACACCGATAGCATCTTTCTTCTGATTCAGAACAAAAGCATCGTAGCGAACACGTCCTTCTACGAGGCTACCAGAAATTCCCGGTGCATCCTCATGAATCTTGTACTCAGCAAGTTTAATTGGTGATGGCATAACCACTGGGTTAGTGATTACAAAGTTTGTTTTCTCAGGGAAGTAAGATGCAGGAGCTTTGATAATAAGAACTCCATCAACTTCACCTACAAGTCCCGTGATAGCAAGTTTTGTAGCCATATCGCCTTTCTTTGTAAATGCTTCGTCAAGTTTCAGCATATTGTAGTAACCCGGAGTTACGATACAAACTCTTCCGCCTGTCGGCACTTTAGCATTGTCAAGAATCTCCTGCACAGCAAGGAATTTCTCATATGCGTTTGCTTTTGTTACAGCAACGTCTTTTACAACGTGTGATACGTCTGCTCCGGCAACCAGTTTAGAGATACGGTATGTATCAATCTCAGGAATAATAACCTCGTCAATCTGACGTCTCAGCGCAGCAGCCGCAGCCATTGTTCCCATTGTGTCATCTTCGCTCTTCTTGTCGATTGTAAATGTGAAAGCTCTGTCTTTGGAGAGAATCATCTCCTGAACTTCATTCTCAAGCTCTGCCGGTGTTCCGTATCTGTTAGCTCCGTCTGTTTTGTAGTCTCCCATTGTTGCAGTCGGTACAGAAAATACCTTTACTGTGGAAACTCCAACCCAGTCATATGCGTAGTTTACAAGTGCAGATGTGAGTGCACCAACTTTAAATCTTTCATCCACGATCTGTGAATACTTCTCAGCGTAATTAACAGCCATTTCAATTCTCCTTTTCTAACTTTTTGAAATCAGCGAACACATCTTTATGTGCCCGGTATATACTAGGAAGATTAACCGTTGAATCCTTTCAGGAATAAATCAGTCTCTTCATCTTCGCCCTGTCCGGCATTTACTGGCGGTCTACTCTTGAGCCATTCTGTCTCAGCCTCTTTGATAGAAGCATCCTTGAACTTTGCCATGTTCTCTGTCACTTTCTCCATATCATTGTCAAGCTCCGCCCTGGCCGTATCCTTCGCCATGTCAGCAGACATTCCAAGTGCAAGATAGCGTTTCTCTGCCTTTGTCATATTAACTTCATCTTCAAGCCCTTTGACATATCTCTTCCGCTCTTCTTCTGCCTCGCGTTTAGCCTCTTCTTCCTGTTCCTCCGCAGTCTGTTTAGCCTTTAACTGTTTTCTGTAGTTGGCGGCTTCTGAGGATGCCTTATTGTAGTCATTCTGCAACTTTGCACTGTTGGCTCTTTCCTGTGCTAACTGCGCCATCAGTTCTTCTACAGTAGGCTCTTTCTCTTCCGGTGTGTTATCCGGATCCTGATTCTGCTGTCCCTGTCCTTCAAGGTTTTTGTTTTCTTCCATAATTATCATGTTCCTTTCTTTCGCGTTTAGAGTTCTCTCTCATAGTTACGTTTCGCGATTATAGACTTCTCTGTCTTTCGCGTTTGATAAGGCACTTCTCTGTGCCATGTGTGTGTGAAAATCAGCTATGTGCTATAGCTGTAATTTCTAAAAATAAATTACCGTGCATCTGCAATTTACAATCTGATTCGCACTTGCACCGGGATATATTTCCCGTTCACATCAATGTGGTCGATCCTAGTGGCCTCATCAATGATTGCTTCCCATCGTTTCATTGTCTTTCTGGCATTCACAGCTTCCATGTGTCTAGCGTGGTTTATCACCGTGTTTACTTCGTTTTCAGCCATAAACCTCGCTCTATCCAATGAATAGTAATAAGGTTCATTCTTGTGCCGATTAGTGCTGTCTACAACATCGTATGAAAAGCTCTTAACATACGTTTTAAGGTAATCATCGACTTCAACGTACTTCCTAAGCACTTCCATGTAATCATCTTCCATGCACTGCCTAATAGGCTCGTAATTGGTATTATTCGCTTGCTCTATCGTAAACAGCCATATCATTGTTGTGATAAACACTTCTTCAAGTTCTTTAGCCATCTGAATCCTTTCAGATTTTTCTTCTTCCGGAAGATTCATTTCTCCGAAATACATTTCAAACGGCATACTGCGTTCATTTTGGACAAGAGTGTTTAATTCATCAAATCTAAGATTCTTGAACATCGTCACCACCACCATCATTGGTACTCATTCCGTCTAAAATCGGTGAATTGCCCGTTTGATCGGACAGGTCAGCCATCTCCCTTTTCTGTGGTTGCTGCTGAGTATCTTTCTTTATAAGCGATTTCTGATACTGTTCAATCGTTTTTCGACTGTCAGCCCATGCCTGTGCCACATCTGGGAATAAATCAACCTGCTCCATAGCGACACGTCCATGCACTCCGGAATTAATCATTGCAACCATTGAATTAACCTTTGTAGCAAGATCATAAGTCTTGTTCCTGATGAATTTTGGCTTAACATCAGAAAACTTTAATTCCCGAAGCGGACTGTCATATGGGATACTGTTTGTTTTTTGAATTGCAATCAGTTCAAGTTCTACAATCTCCGCTTTTCCTCGGCGTAAAATCTGTTCTTCCTTGCAAGCACTGTTTTCAGCAGCACTCCAACCAGAAGACATATTCATTGCAGATCCAGTAGAGCCGCCACCGGGATCTGTCTGAATTGGGACGTAAGCCTTTTGTAAAATCATGTTACGCTTGCTTACGATATTTTCTTGCACGCCCTGATAATCAAATGTGCTTGAAACAGCCTTTAACATTGGCGTTCCACCATTTCCGCTCTGCGGTGCGATAATCCATTGTCCTCCAATAGGAGACTGAGTTTTACCATCACTATCTTTCGGCAAGTCGAATCCTGTACCAAAAAATACTTCCTGAGTTGTCTGTGCTACGCTGTTGGCGAAATCAGACACCTCTACGTTCAGTGCGTTCATATCAGAAATCTGCCGTTCAAAGCATCCCATTCTGTCCGTTGCCCGGTTAAACTCCACAATCGGGATCTTGCCGAACGGATTTGCCTCTCCGCTTCTCCCCATAAATGACCACGGATTTTCAGGCTTATTTCCATTTATAATTTCTCGCATATCTTTAATCTCATAGCGAGTATCCGGCGTGAACACTGTATAGTACACCGTTCCGTCCTTCGTCCTGCGGAAAGTAACACCAGCAATCTTTTCTTGTAACGCTGAATTTCTGTAGATGCAGAACGTAAACAAGGGATTTAGCGTTGCAAGATCAAATGGAGCTAAACCATCATAAACCTTTTTGATATCAACGAACTGATAACCAATTCCGTTAATTTCAACAAATCTGCCAAGCTCCTGATCTTTTGAAAAAGCATATTCTGAATCATTCAGCTCATTCAACATGGAAATCGCATCATCCTGTGAATCATTCTGTTTATCTGTAGATTTGCTCAAATCCTTATTTCCACGTTGCACATAGGTGATTGGCTGCCCCCAAACATATCCGAGCTTAAACTCGGTAATTTGGTTTGCGAGATTATCTTGCACTCTAATATCAACGTCCTTGCGGATCGTTTTCTTTCTCACAAGTGGCTGAATACCTTTTTCGTACCGCATCAAGGTAACCATATTGTTTGCATTTTCCATGTGGACAAGCATCGCTTCTTCCAACACCTGAAAGATATTTTCTTTTGTAATCTTTTCCACATCCGTATAAATCCGACGTCTGCCGGTAAATTCCGGGTATGTAAATACTTTATTGTCCTCAGACACCGAATCCCACCTACCTTTACGCAAAAAGAAAAAGCCTCACGCGACATTATCACGCAAGACTCTCTCTAATGAACGAATTACAATTTCTTCGATTATAAGTATAGCACTCTTAATTGTGAATTGTGTGAAACCTTATCGGGAAACATATTTTGACAACCTCTTTGATACAGTAGAACGCTCCATACACATTATTTCTGCAATCTCCTGTTGACACAACCCGTCCTTTGTGTACTCAAGAATCGCCTTGTCCTCAATGTCTTTGCAATTTGCTATCACATTGTCAATCGCAAGTTCCAGCTCATTCAGATACCGAATGTCTGATTGGATCTGCTCTTCAATTATTCGGCAATCTTCTTCCCATTTCTTCATCTGTTGCTGCTCATACTCCGTACACCCAGTAATAGTAAATCCTCTTGCTTCATACGGGAACTGCGGATTTGACCCATAAACCTTTCCCGAATAACAAGATGGACGCTTTTCTATGTACCGTTCAAGCTTTTTCTTATCCTTTTCAAGAAGGATTCCAAGTAACTTATAATTTGCGATATCTCTTCTCGTAATTTCCATTCTCTGTATCCTCCTTAAATTGGACTTTGTATAATTTGTGCCGCCCTAACGAAACCAGTTGTAACAAATAATGCAAAACTCGCCAATCCGTCCGGCACATCATCGTGTGGATTCTTCCCACGCACTGAATAACTCAACAGAAATCCCATCATTCTTCCGTAATCATCTTTCGGTTTATAATGTTCACGATCCCTAAAGAGGACGTGCTTCTTTACCCAATCTGCATTGACAATAATCTTTGTTTCCTTATTAGATTCCGTGTACTTTGTGGTTATGTTGCAGGCACCGCCTTTTTGCTCAACAAGCTTACTTACTTCAAGTGCTACACGGTCCCCACCATTGTTTGACTCGAACTGACACTGTTGCATTTTAGTATTAACTATCAAATCCGATGTCCGCTCATACTGGATTCCGTAATTGGAATTATCATCACAAACACAGTCTGTAAGATAAAAGTCGTTTCCGTACTGCAACATACAAGGCAAAAACAAATAGTCAGTACCTTTATTTTTCGTATCGCAGATGCCCCATACAGCGTCAGGCTCAGTAACCGGCAACGTAATGAATCTCCGCAATTCTTCATCTGTATACAGGAGTCCTTCACGTTCGATAGGTTCATTCTTATACAGACACTTGTAGGTGATCTCATCCATTGTGAGTTCCTGGTCATGGAAAAACTCAACGCTGAAACCATTGTACTTGTAATCGAAATTCGACTCCCCAGTGATAGGGTCTATGTCCGGTATGGCAATAAATCTTGCCCTGTCATTTCCATCGTAAATATCAATTAGTCGCCCAATGACATCATGCACGGACCATCTCGTAGCAATATGGATTTCTTTGCAGCCATCCATTTTTCTCTGTTTGGCGTCAGTACCGTAGATTCTCCAAAGCTTGTCCAGAATATTTTTATTCAATGCTTCTTCGATACCACCAATCAAATCATCACAATACAGATATCTATTTGCACGGACTTTACCGGCATTCTTACTTCCAACAGATGTACACTGGATATTTGAGAACGGTTTGTATTTATTGAAATTTATGGTTTCTCTCTTGGCATTTGTGCTATGAAATTTCACGTCTGGGAAAATCTCTTGCCAGCAATATTCATCTGAGTTCGTTGTAATATCCATAACCCCGTCATAGAACATTCTGGTAATATCTCCACTGTGTGAGAAAAACAAACTGAAATCATCCGGGTGTCTTCCGATTATCCATGAACAGAAAAACTTTTCAAGAGTGGTGTTATGCGTAATGATATAATCATCTGTAATATATAAATGACTTTCATCATCAATGTAAATGCATTGGCATTCTTCTTCACCGATGTATTCTATCTCTGATATGAATCTCTTCATAACTTTTCTTTTTGGAGTATACTTTTCAGCTTTTCTTGTCAGAGAAAATATACTATCCATGCCAGAGGTAAATTGTATGATAATCTCAAAATAATCATTGCATTGTTTATACTTACCATTTTTCTTATATCCGGCTTTACGTTTGTTTTTACTTGCATAACCTCCAAGAGAATGAACAAGTTCGCATACATCATTTGCAAGATGTTCTGAAATTGTAGCGTATGTACAATAAGATTTTGAAGCAGATCCGTCTGTATCCATAAGACCTCTCAAAAGCCACAATCTCTGCTCATAACTTCCATATAGATAATCTTTCGGTATGAATTTATCTATACTCTTCTTTCCGAATAATCCGAGCCTATCAAGTTCTTTTCTGACTAAGCTTCCAACTTTTGCATTATCGCCTTCATGTCCACTAACAAAATATGTACATCTCTCTTTATATTTCAAGCTATATCCATCAGGTAAAAAACTGTCAAATCTATCCAACAATTCTTTGTCTACAGAGCTTAGCAAAACACTACCACCAGTTAATCCGCCATCTCCGATAAGTGCACCGACAACATACGGGTGCAGGGAAAATTCTTTTTTCTCAAAACAATCGATCTTAGGAACATAATCTATTGAATAATTTTTTCTCTTTCCATTCTCCAACTTGTAATTTTTAAGCATTTCAGACAGCTCTACTGTCCTGTATTTTTCGCTACCATCTTTATTCTTTCGTCTGCGATCATCTCTTGTTTGTACCGTCCATAAGTGATTATCCGAACATCTCGTCTTGGAACCATCATCGAAGGTCACCTCATACATCTTTCGCTTCTTTCTTGGTGAGATACTAAGTACGGTTGCTACTTTTCCTGTTCCAGAAATTACCTTTGTACCTACTTTGACGTCCCCCATTTGTATAAATCCATTTGGCGTCAATATCTTTGAATATAAAGGTTGACACTTCTGCGTTCCCGGTGGCATGGAAATTGAAAGGATGTCAAGTTTGTCATCCTCAAGATCCTGCATTGCCTGAATCAATCCATGCTTATTCAGTTGTTTCCTTTTCGGGGAGTAGAAGCGATCCTGTTCTAATCGTTTTCGCTCAAGATAAAGTAGATAGCTGTCAAACAAATGAGGTGCCTCAAACTTTAAAGCTTGCCAGTACAAGGTTTCAAACCGCACATCCTGATTCTTTATCAGTAATCTCTGAGCCGATAACTTAACCGCCTTTGAGAGTTTCAGGCAGTATTGCAGATAGTCATGATTATCCTCATACATATTCAGGCACAACTGCATAATATTATCCCATGTACTATATTTATTTGTATCCTGCATTTTCAATGCGTTTGCTAATCTCTTATACTCTCTAAACTCCATGTTTCTCCCTAAATCAAAAAAGAGCCAATATCTGCGATTTCTCACAAATATCAGCTCTGGCTCTTAGGCTCTGGCACTAAATCATTCATTTTTCTTCATATTTTACATTTCCGCATTCATCCGGCATAGGGCTTGTTAATGATACTATTTTCTTTCCACATCCCGGACAATACGGTGGTGTAAATCCACTTTCGCTAAGTTTCCATCCATAATAAGGTTTGTTTGCGTTATATTCAATTTTCTTGAATACATATCCGCAATGAGCACAGATTGGTTTAAACATTACAGTGGAAGTGGAATCATCTATAGTTTCATCTACCATCATTTCGCATCTTACCAGCCTTAATCACTGGATAATACGCTTTTTTGCAGTGCTTACACCAAATCGGCGTATTTTCAATATTGGAATTTTTCTCTATCCGCTGTCCAGTCTTATGACCAGCCGGACAGTAATACCAACCATTAACGATCATGTTATTCCTCTGTATGACAAGTGTTTGTAATCTTTCCATACACATCTTCATACAGTGCCTGTTTGTCCCCGTTGTATGTGTACTCAGCATAAATACCATCTCCACTGATATCGGTTGAAGCAAGGCATTTGTAGTTCTGCAAAGTCTTACAACTCCATACCACAAAAACATTGCTTAAGTCAATCGGTGTTTCTGATCTGTTCTTCCGATACCATTCAACAAGTTTCTTCTTTGCTACACTCTGAAAGTGATTCATTCCTGTGATAATCATAATTAGTCCTCCTGTTTTGGCTGTACGTCTCCACAACCACGGCAATAAGTTTTTCCATCAACTTCTTTTACACATATGCAATTATGTACTTCGCAACATGTTTTTTCGCTCACTTCAATATAGTCTTTCATAGCTTTTCTCCTACTCCACTGTATAATCTTCAATTACTGGAATCCCATACTCAACAGCGCAAGCATTCTCAATCTTACACCCTCTGTATTTCTCCCAATCTTTTGCGAAATACGCAACGTCCGCATCAGATAAGAGTTCAAGAGATTTTCCCAAAAACCATAATGGCTTCGCACCTACTGGTGCAGATTGAAAGAATGAATCAATAACTTCTACTGGTTCTCCAAGATGCTTTTCTGCACTTTTGATCGCTTTTTCCCTAACCACAAGAATTTCCTCGTCTGTTTTGTCTCTCATTGACTGACTAATAAATAATTTCTTCATGCTACATCTACCTCCTACTCTGCAAACACCCAATCTTCTGCAAGCATATCTGTCTGAGAAGCATTCCAGCCAACAACAATTGAACTGTCCGCTGTCCGAATTGCTATACTCTGTCTAGCTGAATATATTTCTACATTCTCGGCTTTTGGTTCTACACTTTAAGTCCTCTTTTCAGATAACGGATAGCATCTCCAAATCCAAATGTTGACTGACCGCCAAGAACACTGCAATTCTCTTCATCAGCAATCATCCAGTCGTCTCTCTGCGTGTGCATAAAAGTATATTCCACTCTCTGCGTTTCACGGATATCAAGAACTTCTCCCTGTCCTTTGTCGGAATCCTTTGGTCTGCAATGAATCATAATCGTCTGCTTGTCGTTATCCCAGCACCAGTAACCGTTCCAACCAGGAAGTTTTACCTTTGCCCCATGTTTCATTGCTTCAAATGCTTCTCTGAAAATCATAATCCATTCTCCTTTCTTCGAAACTGGCATAGCAAGAATCGAACTTGCGACACTCTGGTTAACAGCCAGATGTTCTACCACTGAACTATATGCCATTAGCCGACAGGCCAGTAATTACCTGTCGCTGCTACGGTTCTTTTACTGCATAGCGAATTAGTAAAAATCCACTTTTCCGGATAACTCCGCAGCTAAAAATCCGGCTTTCACATTTTCAAACATGATTAGGGTTTCCCCTTATTCATCAAGGTAGAGGCCATATTCTGCCAGTGTGATGATAAGTCTGAGCGTCCGGGAGCGACCCTTTACTTCTTACCACGGTCTAAGCACACATAGGATTGATACCTACAAATTTCACGGTTCTTTCAGAATATTTTTGTATTACTTGCCTATGGACTTCATCTCCACATCAAATACGCATATTGTTTTCTGCCATACCGCTACTTTAACGAATTTCTTGTGTTATACTCCGATTTCTCAGATTCAAGGCAAATCAGCTTATTTGAGATTTCCAGTTGGTCCGTAGTCTCTCACACTACTCACATCACTGGATTATTCTTGCACTGCAAGCGTCTATTCTACGCTGACCACAAGGATTCTGCATTTAACTTCTCTATGATGATACACTGCAAAGCATTGTTGACGGTTTCCGTCTCCACCAATGAAATCACTTCCACTGGAAAGAATCAGTTAATCCAGTATCCCGAATTAACCTATCTCGCTATCATTGCATCTCAGCAGGATTGAAAAATCCATCTGCACTGAGTTAATCATGTTTGAACAGACCGAATAGGGATCGAACCTATAATTGCGGTTTTGGAGACCGTTGTTTTGCCAATTAAACTATCGTCCTACGGGGGAATTGGGAATCGAACCCAAACTATCAGAGTCAAAGTCTGATGCTCTGCCATTGAGCTATTACCCAATAAAGCTGCCGACCGGAGTCGAACCGGTAACCTGCTGATTCGTAATCAGCTGCTCTATCCAATTGAGCTATGACAGCAGATAGTAAATGCGGTTTTTATGTGATTTACTACCAGAGAATGCGATGGCTGTTAATAGTTCCTCGTTTCCAAGAACCGCAAAACTTGAAAAATAGCGGATGTCGGGGTTGAACCGACTTTTCAAGATCATGAGTCTTGCGTGGAACCGTTCCACTAATCCGCAGCGCCGTATGGAGGAGTCGAACCTCCAAGTCGTTTCCGACTGAATGCTTAGCAAGCATTTCCAATACCATTATGGGAATACGGCATACTGACTGGGTGAATCGCCATTCAATTACTCTCTGTACCGCAAAGAACCCAGTCACTCATACATATAAAAAGGAGCTCCCAGTGTTGCCACACACTGGAATTGGTGGAGTAGGATTTGAACCCACGTAGTCACATGGACACCTAATTTACAGTTAGATCGCTTTACCCACTTGCATATCCACCAGCAACCGCCATCTGACAGTTAGCAGCAATATTTATCGTGCTGTGCGTTGCACTATGCGGTTATTTAAGTATCGTATCGTCTTACCGCCAACCTACACGCCGCTCTTTTGTTCCTCAAGCAGTAGTTGGAGATTTTAAAGTCTTTACTGACTATTTGTTATCGGTTACTACCGTATCCGCTCCCTGAACAGTAACCCATCCGAATTTGTTTCTGGCTTCGGCTTCTTTCATTCTGATAAGCTCATCAGTGATTGATTCACTGACAATTTTGTTCGACTCTGCCTCTGCCTTTGCTTTCGTAATCTCAATTTCTGCATCAGCCTCCGCCTGTAATTTTTCAGTCTCTTTCTGAACCTTGATTTTCTGCTGTTCAGCCTCTGCCTGCTGTTTTTCCTGTAATGCAGTTACCCTGCTATCAATAGATGCCTTAAGTTTCTTGTCTGGGTGTACATCAATAATTGACGCATCAAGGACTTCAATTCCATAGCTCTTGCTAAATTCTTTGTTCAGATATTCTGTAATTTCAGTGTTAAGCTGCGATCTATTGCCGGAATAGATATCCATCATAGAATAATCAGTTGTCACTTCGGAAATTTTTGATTTCAGGACAGTTTTTACACGACTTTCTACAATGTCATCTCCATCCATTCCGCGAAACCTTTTGTATGTATCAACTACGGTATCCGGATTGTATCTGTATGACATCTGAAAACTCACAGAGATACTTGCGTCATCAGATGTGGCAACCTTAAAAGAGTCATCACCCTTACTACCCTCACGCTTATCCTTTGACATTACGAGAATCTCATTACTTGTGGAAAACTGTTTTACTTTTTTAAACGGGGATACGAAATTCAGTCCAGGAGAAAGAGTTTCTTTCTGAACTCCGTCTTTGTAGTTGTATACAATTCCAACTTTTCCTGTGTCAATAAATTTGCAGGATCTGACTGTAAAAACCCCACCTGTAATTGCTACTGCTGCAATAATTCCAATAAGTACTCCCTTTTTCATTCTTCCATGTTCTCCTTTTCAATTTTCTTCTTTGTTTTTGCTTCATCTCTTTTCATGCTGAGATAAGCCTTGTTTCCTATCCACGCAACTGCAATTGCGATTATGCTAAATGCAAGCACGGACAGAAGAAATATTACCCACATTTCTTCTTCCTCCTCATTCTGAAACCATGATATTTTCTCCAGTTGTTTGAACCGAACAATACTTTCCAAGCAAATGTCTTTTTCAAAGGTTCTGCATCAAAGCTCAAAGAAACTTTGAACTCATTGGCAATTTCCCCTTCACCAACTTTTATGTCGGCATCAGCAACCAGTTCTTTGGAAATATCATGAATCAAGTCATCCTGAATCAAACTTCCTTGCATATAAAATTCTCCTGTAGGCAGCATACCGCCATATGCATACTTGCTTTCATCTTTCTCGCCCATCAGATAATCCTCCAAAAAGCTTTCACATCCTCCAATCGAAACATAGCTTGCACAGATCCATTATCATAAAAACAGATGATGCCCAGTTCCGTATCTATCGAACACATAGTGCCACTAACGTGATACTCACCTTTTTTTGTTTCGACTACATACGTTGGAATGATGAACTTAACATCCCCATAAATCGTATTATCCATATTCACCTCATCAAATCGCATTCACGCTCTCAAACGCTTTAATCATCTTCGGGAACTGAATAGCGAACCAGTCAACAATAGTTTCGTCATGTCCAAATTGTCTGTAATGCTCATAATTGGCTTGCAAACCACTTTCAGCGAGGAAAGCGTGAATGATTTCGTGTCGCAACTGCTTTCTCATCAACCCATCGAAATCACCAACCTCATTGACGTTATCATCCCTGATTTTAATTTCTTTTGACGTATAATCACAGTAACCATCAACATCTTTGTCCTTAAACGGCTCCCGATAAACCTTGTATTCAGTTCCAAGAATATTTACTGTTGTCATTCGTTATCCTTTCAAAACGTATCCTACAGACACTTAATAATTAAACTGATAATTGTTACAACTACCATCGCGAACGTAACCATGTAGGCACATCCGAACAGGGTAAAGAGTATTTCCTCTCCCTTTTTGTATTCCTTTTTCACAGAAATTCTTAGCTGATCTGTAACGCCTAGCGTCCTAACATACATCCTTGACGTTATCAGAAGTGCAATGCTGATGACGACTAATATCATCGTGATTTTAACTAACATATCCATCCTCCAAAAGAGCCTTTTTGTTTTTGGTCGTTATTTTTCGGGGTGAGGCTGTGCCGGGTGTACCATCCACTACAACCCCTGCCGGGGGATCTCCAGCAACAAGCAATGCTAAAATGCAAGCGGTGCATCAGCAACCCGAACATATGTATCTATACGATAAATAACCATTTTCAGTATAGATTATGTACTATATTTTGTATGCTATTTTGAACAAACACAATATATTGTTATTTAATTTTAGTTTAGCATTATGTGCTACACGCTTGTTAAAATAAGTCAACCGGATCATCTGTATCCGCATCACCTGGAAGTGCTTTGGGATCTGCTCCGATGTCGGCGGCGATTTGTTCAATACTCTTTTTCGCTCCAGTAATCTGTTCATGCTCTACTGCTTTTGTCTCCGCCATTCCGTAAGCAGCTTTTGCAATAAATATTTTGTTCGCATCTGTCCCCTTGGAATTTCCCAAATTGTCGACCAAAAAACCTTTGCAAATATTCAACCATTTTTTGACCGTGTCGGAGTGTTCAGCTGTCCGATATCTCCCATTAAGCCAAGTATTAAACGTTGTTCTGTCGATATCCACTAAAAAGCTAAATGCTTCCAGTGTTGGATTAACTGCATATTTACTACACAGTCTTACATACACACTAAATATATTATCTAATGCTTTGATATCAGCATTATCAGGCTTAGATATGCGATCTGAAATATAAAAAAGCATATCTACAAAGCTATCTTTTACGATCTTTTTACTTTCTTGGTCTACATGGTCTATCTCTAATTCATTTTTGATATATTCATCGGCGTAATAATTAATGTCATGTCTATATATCTCTATTCCAGCAGATGCAATATCTGTATTGTCTTTCATTTTTGTTCACCTCCAAACTGTAAAAGTATAATAAAAAAGACCGCTCCCCATTATGCAGTAACGTATATCTGCTATACGGGTCACGGTCTCTAAGGACTACCAAGAATTGTATATATTATAATCTGGCTATATACTGCCTATTCACTTTGCTTGGTTAATATATTAATCTAATATTTTGCAGGTGTCAACCCCAATCAAAAAAGTTGTGCATCCGCTTGCGAAATGCACAAGATATAATATATATTCTTTTCTTCTCTTCTCTATTCTATTCTTATCTGGGTTACCGAGTGGTATACCAACCGGTATACCAAGATGTTTTTTAATTGATCTGGAATCACAAAAAAGACAGCCCCGGAAGGCTGCCAGAACTACTCGCACACATCAAGATAAACTCTGTGTCCGTTCTGCTCCTTGTCAACTGCAAAGAAGCAAGGCTTTTCTTTTCCCTGTAGTACCTCGTCGATGCTATAATTCCAACCCCACGAAGATTCAACAGCAAGCTCCCCGGTTGCAGTCTCGTAGATTTTGAAATATTTATTTTCCGGCAGCGACACCCTGATTCTGTCGCTGCACGTTGCTCGATAGTGTTCACCGCCGTAAGTATATACGGATCTTTTTTCGTCTCCAAGTACGCCGAAATTTTCATATATTTCAATTTTTTTCATTTTCTCACCCCCTTGTCTCTTCAAAAGTGCCGTCATCGAAGAAAAACACTTGCCGGTGCAACGTCTGTTCCCAGTCATCACCCGTGGAATTTCCAAACGGGTCACGGCTCTTTCTCGGCACTGTTCTTTCGAGCTGGACTTCTCCAGCTCCGCCTTCTCTATCGTCCCTGACCACTTCCCAGCCTAACAGCTGGAGTTCTTTTACTCTATCTTCTCCTGTCATTTTCTTTTCCTCCTTTTATTCCTCATATTTTGAATCAATCAAAGCCAGTTGCTCGTCATAATATTTCCGAGCAACTGAACATCTTAATTCATAGTTACTGCCGTGTGAAGGATAGCCTTCTTCCCGGCACTCTTCCGCGATCTCCTCGCACTCCTCAAGATATGCTTTTTCAATCTCGCATATCTCTTTTATATCTTCTTTTTTGTAAAATCCCGCCTCTTCGAGATTTTTACAAAGTTCCTCTATTTTCATTTCTGTTTCTCCTCTCTGGAATCTGTTTTTCTGTTCCTTACAAGTATTATTATAGTCTAATATTTTGTATTAAATTTCTAACATTAAAATCAAGAAACGATGCTCTATAAAAAAAGTTTTTATCGCTTTTTGCTTGACCTAAATCGTTATACAAGCCTATATTTCTTTCATGCAGGCACATTATGTAATAGTCCTCTAAGCATTTTCGCTCGTCAGAATATTTCTTAGTTTCAGCTAGAATTATAATTTCGATTTTATCGCCCTTGTTGTAATCTTCTTGAAGTTCTTTGCAATGATGCTTTCCAGTATCCAGCGTATTAACGTGACAAGCTATTCTGTCTTTGAGATTTTTTGTCTGACCTATGTAGCATTTTTGCTTGGAATGATTAACCAATGCATATACGCCGGGACAAGACTTTCCAATGTTTTTAAGTTTTTCTGTTTTTTTCAACGTAACCACTTCCTTTCTATGGTTACATTATATAAATATTTGTGCCTAATGTCAATAGATTTTCTTTATTTATTTGTGCTTAATTTTCTTTAGCTCTCTTGCGTTCTATTTTATCCAATTCTTTTACAACTACTTCTTTTATAAATGCGTTGCAGCTTTTTCCGGTAAGCTCTCTTATTCTTTCTTTTGTTCCTAGCGGAAACTGGCAATTGACGCGATCAACTGTTTTCATATATTCCGCAACTGCTTTTCTACGTTGCTCTTTCTGTTTCTCTGTATATTCTGGCATCTTTCTAGCTCCCTTCCTATTTTCTTTCATTATAGTATATTAACGCCTTATTTTCAATGGTTATTTGTGCTTAATAAACGGTAAACAAAAACAGCAATGTATTTGTGCCTAATGTTTGTGCAATATGCCTATTGTATTTGTGCCTAATATAATGTATTATATAACCATAGCAACGAGGACAGAAAAAATCCCGCCCCGGAGGTAACGAGGACAGAAAGAGGTAGAAAATGAAAAAGTATTTTTTGAAAAAATACTATAGTTTTAAATTCCAGCTTAACCGGCTGGAAAGAAAAGAATTAAAAAAGGAACTGGGAGAACTCGAGTTCTCCGGCTGTACTTTTGCAGCCACAGACAGAATCAAATCCGTACTCTATGAATTAGGGTACAGAGTCGAAACGAGAGGACGCTTAGCGTTCTCGGAAAAATTCTTTGAGGAGGTGTAGGCATGAAATACCTTTTTGAAGAAAAGAAAACAAAAAAGGTTGTAGAGCTGGAAAGAGACAGCATCACAGCCGGGCAAATGAAAGAAATCAGCCGCGACGGCTTCCGGCTGATCGGAATAGGCGGTGGGGAAGAAATCACCCAAACAGGGTGCTACTGTACCGCCATCGGTCAGCAGCACTTTGACGGGCTGACCCTCGACTATCTGGTGGCAGGCTACACCCTGACTGCTGCCACTGAATCTGTCAGAGTATTTGAAAAAGACGGCCGGACGGTGACCGTTGAAAGAATTTAAGGAGGAAACAAAATGGAAGAAAAAAGATTGTACAACTTAGCACATGACGCGTTGCTTATGAAGTGGGGGCGTGAGCATGATTTTTTAGAAAAGTACCCGGATAACCAAATATCAAAGATTAAAGAGGGACAGCTCTGGAATGAGTTGATAGAACTTGAAGAAGAAATGAAAACAAAGAAATTTGCATAATAAAAAGCCGGTGCGAACCTACCAAGCGAACACCGGCACCAATCAAAAAATATTAAGAAAGGTAAGCCCATTATATCAGGGCGGAAGGTAAAAATCAATGTTAAGAACAAACAGCAGAAAAGCAATGGAGAACATCAGAAAAGAGATCATGGACAGCTACGAGGCGGCAAACGAATATTACACATTCGAAGGCAGAGAAGCAAAGACAGATTTTAACGAGATCTGTGCAGACATCCTGGAGACGTTCAGAGTTGAAAAGTTAGAACACGACTGTTATTACATCGCAGGCAGAGCAAGTATCATCAGCGTTCCCGGTTGCTGATGATATTTTTCTCAGATCAGCGATCGACTTTCTTGGAAATATCCTTGAAGAGACAGAGGAAGAAAAGGCAAGATACACAGAGGACAAAGCGGAGAAATTAGCTTGTAACCTTCTTTACAGAGAACTTGAGAAAGGCGCACACAAATAGATAGAGCAACCGGGGAGCAATCACCGGAAGTCTTGAGCAGATCAGGAGGGTAAACATGATAAAGATAGATATGTGGTATGAATATAAGCCGGAAGAAGTGACCGGAATTAATTGGAGTTTTTACGGTTACGACGTTGTATATCGTGGCAACCTTTACAAGAACGGGAAAACGATCGGAGACTTTACAGCGGACACGATGCAAGAAGTGCAAGAAGCATTTCCACACTTAGCGGAAGGAATTGACAAAGCATTAAACTAGAAAGGCGGCGGGAAGATGAAAAAGTTTACGTTGACCGACACAGAAGTCCGGCGGTTGTGTCAGCTTATCCAGTTGACAGCCGACTACCGGCGAGAAAATCTACAGAGCTGGCAGAAAAGCAATCTTGATTCTGCCGGCGAGGTCGTCCAGCTACTCGAAGACATAGAAAGAGTAGCCGAAAAGATTAGAAAGGAATTAGCCGGATAAGTTCCGGCTTTTTCCAGTACAAAAAACGAACGGGAGGGGACGAAAACGCAAATGAAAATCACAGAAAAAGAATGGCTGAACCTGTGCCAGTCAGTCAAAAACGAAAAGTGTGACTGTATACACTGGGACGATGCCCCGGTCACGTCTCGATCCGGCGGTATATCCCACTTGCAGCACATACTGACGAGATCAGCCAAGCAGGTCGGAGCGGTTCAGCTAACCTGCATACTTGTTAGGGACGGCGAGAATATACCGCTATCAGATATTCAGATCACGGACCCAGCGGAGTTGTTGCAGCATATTCCGCACCGGGCAGAGGTTAATATTCTGTAAAAATAAAGCCAGCATCGACTTTCCGGTATTGGCGTTTACTCGTATTCTTTTCGTATATGTTCCATACGGCTACTTATTGCGTCCCGGACGGATTCCGGCAGATTTTGAAAACGTGGAACGACTCCAAAGAAGTCGTACATAATCAGGGCGGCGAATGCATTTGCATCTACTTCCAACGGTTGGAAATTGTACTGCCCATTGCTAATTTTATCGCTTGTTTGATACTCTTTCAGGTCTGCACCGTTGGCGATCTGATAAGAATGCCGCAGCTCGTGAGAGATCGCAAAGAACAGCTCAGGCGATACGGTCACATCATTCCGGACCAATACCGCATCCGGTGTTAATGCTGCTATTTGTGTACTGGTCCGCATTCGATCAGATGGAACGAATTTAATAGCTGGTACAGATATATCCAATATATTGCAGACCTCCCGAGCGAATTTGATGCAGATTTGCTTTTTATCCATGTTCCTAATCTCCTTTTATGAGTGTATAATACCATGGATCGGACAAAAATGGAATTGAATTTATATTTTAATCGTGATATGCTAAATACGATTATAAGCTTGTATTTGACGGTTTAAGGCATTTTATTTAATAGGCGAGCAAATTATCAAATATGCTTAAAAGGCATCAAATTCAGTCGCATACAAACGCACAGCGATATTACAGCTCATTATTATAGTATTATTCACACAGCAAAATCGCATCAAAAAAGGACGCTGAAATTGACTCATTTTTCAGCATCCAGATTTTAGACCTCCTGAAAAAGTACCGACATCTTTTTTGCGGAAACTCTTCCGGGAGATTTTCTTGCCCTAAAAACGCCCTAAAAACGCCACCCTTCGGACTTTTGGAACGCAATAGATTGGACAGAGCTTTTTAATTCTCCGCTATACTTTTCCTATAATCATTTCTTTCTTGCATCAACTGCTCAATATTGGATTTTACTCCACGCTTTGCATCTGAAACCCTCATGTGAATTTGTTTCTGCTTTCTCCTGCAATAATCACTGCAAAGATTTGTTGCAACATCAGAATGAAACTGTTTTCCGCAGTATACACAGATTTTAAGACTATTCTTTCGTTTCTCTATCTTTTTATCATATTGACCTGATTCTATATTATACCTCTGCTTATGATCTCTCTGCCATTCCAATACCGCCTCACGTTGGCATTCATCTGAGCAATATTTTTGACGACCGGAATTTACTACATATTCCACACCACACCATTCACATTTTGCGACACTCCCGATCGGTCTTGCAGTTCCTTTCTCTCTGTGTCTCTTTTCGGCATCCCTTTTCCTTATGACCCTACAGTTCGGGCAGTAAAACGCCCTTGGTCCACCACTAAACTCGGCTCCACACATCTTGCACGTCCTGATTCTCATTACGTCAGACTTTCTTTTTTTTGCACATTCGTCACAGTACAATTTATCGAGATCGCCATAGAAAGCCTTACCACAGTCAATGCAAGCTCTTTTTGTCCTATTCTTCATTAAAAATAGACACCTACCATTCTTCTTCGTCAATCAACCCAAATATCTTTTTATCCTTTCGGAAGTCCTCTTTAAGTAGTCACTCTTTTCTCCTGATTCATTCGCATTATCGCAATAGTACGATATCTCTTTCAGCATATGCCGCCTGTTATCATCCTTTTCCTGATCCACGTCCAATTCTTCGCCCATGAGTCCGGCGATAAGCAAATTAACCTTTAACTTATAATCATCATCCATCATAGCATCTTTAATTAAAACTGTCACATTTCGCATTTTTGTACCTCCATTTTAAAACACTCCTTAACCTATATATACTACATCACATTGATTCCCGATAGTCAAGCGTTTTCACGAAAAAGCAGATGACCGCTTATCAATCATCTGCCTCAGTACACTTTATTCCACTATTCCAGTTCTAACATCTATTCCATGTCTACGCAGTCACTCATCTGGTTCTTCCTTTAAATATGCTCTTTGCTGCCTGGTTACAGCCTCATACGCTGGAGTCTTGAACCTCCTCAACGCTTCTATTGGCGGTCTTGTCTTCTCAAGCCGTTTATAATGCGTCTGAAAATTATTGTCCATTTCAGCTGGGCAACTTCTTTCTTCCGTACTTCGTTTCATGAAAAATCACTCCATTCTTTTGATGCAAGCCAATCTTCATAGCCTGTATGCCCTTTGCAGCACGTTTCTTGTGCTATACAGTCGGAGCAGCATCTTGTTATTTTGCACAGCATATCAGCCAATTCCTTGTCTGTTGCTTTCTTTATGCGGTCGGCATTTGTCATTTTCTCAGCCATTTCATAACGCCTCCAACTCTTTTTCATACTCTGATTTTTTCTGTCGCAGCCACTCACACAACTCTTTTTGGAATCGGAGCGACTGCCCGTAATTGTAAGGGAATGAACTGGATACGCACAATCCGTCCCCGCTTTCCTTCTCTTTAATTAAAATCCTAAGACTTTCAATGTCTCTTTCCAATTCTTTTGCCTTATCTAAAATGTCTTTAGTCATTACCTGCCCCTCTCCTTTTCCACTAATTCAAATCTGTATTTCTGCTGCACGTCCGGATATTTTACATGATCGACCTCGCTCACAAACATTCCATAAGGTCTGCACCAAATTGCTCCGTCCTCACATTCGTATACTACATAGAATTGTCCCGGTGCTTCTGTATCCTGGCTGACTGCGATCACTTTAACCGTATGCCCTTTGAAATGTCTGTAGATCTTACCAATCTCAACTTTCCTGTCGTTATCTACTGGAACTTTTCTCTTGAAATGCTTCTCGCATTCCGCAAGATCGCAGTTGCCGTAATTCAATGGATTTTCATCACTCCAACGTCCAATATCTGCTTCTTCTACATGGATGTGCTGGTTTATCATCCCATCTAAACCGAAACTGATTTCCGCAACAACCTCACTCGCATCAATATCTCCCTCAACGTCCACCAAATATCCGCTTATCTTAAATATTTTTGCCATGCTTACCCCTTTCTTTTATTGCTTCTTCCGACTATGTAATCCAGTGACACTCCATAGAAGTCCGCTAGAAGAATAACATAGTCCAGTCTCGGTTTTACATAGCCATTCTCCCACCGGAATAATGCACCATCAGAAGCGTGAGAATTTAGCTGTTCTGCAAGTTCTTTATATGAAAGACCACGTTCTTTTCTTAATGCGTGTAGTCTTTCAGAAAATTTATCAAGCATCTCCACTACTCCATTCCTCTCTTCATGAAATCATGAAAAACCACGCTATCTGACTCTTTACTAAGCAAGTTCGGTGTGTCAAATGCATTTCCAATAACATCCGCACCTGGTCTATTCGCCCAGTACCACAGATCCGTTCTGAGGTAATCGCTATTTACCCATTTAATTACAAATCCACTGTGTTCGTATTCCACTAGACCTCGGTATTCTTCACCATTTTCGCCTGTGGCTATGGCTATGATATCATTTTCCCATATCCTTACACCACTTGCGGTTTTCAACCCTGTATACTGGCAGATAGTATCTAGATCTATTTCTGCGATATCTTGTCTGTTAATCGCCCATGGCAATCCATCATCAAACAGATATCCCTCTACCCATTCGCCATCGTCTATTTTCTTCGCTCTAAAAAGAATCTCTCTATTCATTTATTCCACCGCCTTTCACGATCTCGATCGCAGTTGCAATTCCACTCGCATATCCTTTTGCCGAATCGAACTGCAACGGATTTTCTCTTGCGCAACGAGCTTTCTCTTTATCAGCAAGTTGTAATTCTTTTTCCAACTGCTTCACAACCTTGTCCACATCATAGGCTGTATTATACAATCTCAAAATCTTAATTTCCTTATTGCAGTCAACGATATTTTTTTGTAATTGCACAATTTTTGCTTCAATGTCATATAAAGTAGTATCTGCATCTGTTTTTCTCCGTTCCCATCTTGCAATCTCTGCCATTGCTCTAGTCATTTCTTCACTCATTTTTTCAATTTCTGCATCAGCATCAATCAGTCTCATCTTCTTCACTCCTCTTAAATTTTCTGTCCATCTCCAATAAAATCAAATATATCAATCTGTCCCTCAATATTTTTATCACCCATCCACCACAAGAAAACATCATCTCCGTTTTTCCATTGGCACGGTAATCCCCTTCTTTTCCTCTCTTCAACCATCCGATCAAATGCATGGATGTATAGGTTTTTATATTTCGGGAAATCTGCAAATTCCTTGTATCTCTTCTTTCCAGCCGCAGGGCAGCCAATGCAACCAACACGATTATATCCGCATTGATACAGCTCACATACAGGAATCTTTTCCGAATGTATGTATTCCCACACATCAGAATCTTTCCAGTCAATAATGGGATTCACGACCATTTTCTTCTCCTGCATACAGTGTTCGTTCATTCTCCGTCGAGCATCATTGTCGTTCATAAGCATTACAGATGTGAATTTTTCTCTTGTGGCTTTCGTAGATCCTATTTTTTCAAACTCTTCACGGTCTTTTCTCCGTACGCTTTCCGCCCATCTTACTCCAGTAGCGATAAATCTATTGGGGCATCCGGTTTCTTTCAGCGCCGTGCAACAATATCTTGCCACCCTTGTTGGTGGCATTAACTTCTGCGGAATCAGTTTCCACATACTTGTCCTCTCACCCTTATATGTCGGCATTTCTATCGTGCATTTAATGCCATCCATTTCTGATTTGCGGAACACATCTCTTATGTGTCTTACTGTTTGTGGGGCATCTGCTGTTGTATGGCTATTATGAACCTCAAATGGTATGCCCGACCTCTTAAACAGTTCTAGCATCACATCAGAATCTTTCCCACCGGAGTAAGTGCATACAAGCGGCTTGCCATAGTGGTGTAGGCTCATTTCTGATGCAGACTGAATCCTTTTAATTGCTTTTTGCTCTAAATCCATTTTTCTCTAATCCATTCCTGTATTTCTTTTAATGTTCTTTTTCTGCTCATCAATCATTCCGCCTTATCGTTATCTGAATCCCAAGTTCCTCTTTGATCTGCTGGATGAAATCATCCCATGTTGCAAGATCATCTACGATACACTCTGCCTTAAGATTCGCCCTTTTTATAAATCGTTGACATCTTTTCGCACCAAAATCAAATTCATCATGCAGGGTAGCCACTGAAAGAGTTAGCATAGTATCAAGAGTCATCTCTTTTATTTTGGTGCAAGCCTTATTCAACTCTTTCTTGCTCATTGCTGTATTAATCCCCTTTGCTCCACGGAATTTAATTTCTTCCCGCAGAGCATCCACGCCATCTTCCTCTACGATTTTCAATGCCAACAGCAAACCGTCATTTCTGCCTGATGCATATTCATCAATCTTTCCCATGTTTACACCTCTTCCTCCGCCGGAAACTGGAAGATAAAACCAGATGCAAGCAATTCTTTTGCAATTTCCATATCCACAAGCGTATCTCCCTTTGGAATAATACGTCTGTTGTATTCCGCTGTTGCATAATGCTTTCTGCACATCTCCATAGCTTTGATTCCTTTTTCTTCCGTGGAATACTTAGCCATTATCATAAAAGCATCACTTAAAAGGTCGCTCAATGAAAAAGCAATTACTCTCCCATCACCTAAAGCTTGTAACGTTGTTTCTCCGTAAGGCAAATCAAATTTTTTGTCCTGGCTAATGATTCTCATAACTAACTCCACCTTTTCGTATTCCATGCACACATATCGCAATTCTTAGGGCATACATTTGCCTTTATTGCTCTTTTGCACATCTCCATTTTCAATTCCCTATCATCCTTAATGTCCTTAATGAATCCGAGTTTCCTCAGGATTCTATGAATCAGTGATTCTTTCTTCATCTTCATTCTCCTTTACATAATCCGGGCAGTCTACCGCATATTCGTAGCTGTCCAGAGAATCACAATACATATCGCAGCATTCATATTCTCCGCATTCCAGACAGCAACAGGCGTTCTTCTTATCTACTACACATTCAATTCTGCATCCCATCATTATTCCCCTTGCTTATATTCGCATTTAATCTGTCTAGCTGACACGATCATGTTCACAAAAGCACCTGCATGGTTAATCTCGATATTTGCTGGCATTCCACAGGCATCAAACATCTTAATTACATAACAATCGTCCATTAATTCCAGCACATCAGCAAAATTGTTATCCTCATCTGGGAAACCGTCCAAAATATCTCTGATTTCATCTTCGATGTTTGACAGTAATGAAATCATCGGAACATTGACTGTCCTCTGAGGAATTACAAGTCTTCTGGTTGCATCTCCACAAGTCAGAAGTAGCTCATATTCGCACTCGTAATATCCTTCTGTCAGATAAGCATTTTCCGGGAATTCATCCGTCACTGTCGGTCTATTCTTGCTGCTCTCCTGGATATCATACGGAACATAATAGTCAATCACATTCTTCTCTTCTATCGTTTCTAGACTAAAGACGGTATGCTCTTTTTCTAACAATGTGACGTTCTCTCGGAATCTGTCGAATTCCACTGTATTGCCTTTCTCAGCATCAACCTTAAAGAATGATTCGAATTCTCCGGTATCAACATTTTTTCTGCCGATTATACTCGCATAAATGTCCGGAATTGCTGTTCCTCTGCATTTAAGTTCAATTTTGTTTTTAAGAATCAATCCTTTTGCTTCTAAATCTTCTCTTGCTATTGCTGTTAATTTCATAATTCGTTCCTTTCTC